ACCCAAAACAATGTAAACGGTGCGAGTGGGGGTCAGAAGCATGACAGCATTCAACAAGGCTTGGGATATTTCAAAAAACACTTGTAGAAGGTGTAGCAGCCCTCGTATGTCTAACAGCAGTTATTGTTCTCAAAGATGTAAAAGGGCAGATGAAAGAGAATATGTATATTCAGGCGGGATGTCCGGCCACATAGGTGCGTGAATAAGATGACGGCATTCGACAAGGCTTGGGATGTCGTGAAAGAGGATGATAAATGGGTGAAATGCCCTTCTTGTGATGAGATGGTTCATCCTGATGATATAGGAGGGCAAATCGTTGATTACGATCATTGGTTCAAAACAGGAGAGGGAGAAGTAAGGATGATAGATTCAAAGAATCCTAAACAATGCAGATATTGTGAATGGGGGCCGGAAGCATGACCGCATTCGACAAGGCTTGGGGTGTCGTGAAAGAGGATGATGATTTTCCATGCCCTTTGTGTAATGCGAAAGGAAGTCTATTTCCGGTTGATGACCCCGATGAAGAAGGAGTCTTTGAGTGTCAAGAGTGCCGACAATTGATGGGTGGGGGATACTAATGACGGCATTCGACAAGGCTTGGGATGTCGTGAAAGATGATGATGACCCTGAATGCGAAGATTGCGGTTCTAAAATTCCTAGTGGTGAGCAATATGGTTGTGAAAGATGCGGCAAAGACATTTGCGGATTATGTATGGAAGATGATCAATACGGTTATCCCGGTTATCGAGGCGATATGGATGATGATATACATCCCGCATACGATGAGGTAATGAGTCAAAGCGGCGCACATTGTCCTGAATGTGCTTCTGCAATAGTTCAAGAATGGAATGATGAAAAAGAAGAACGTATGGAAGAAGAAGCAGAAGAAGAAGCACTTAGACAATTAGAAGCAGATGCACAATCAGAATTTAATCAAAAGTTGGATGAACAGCCTTTCTTTGGCGATAATAGAGGAAAAATGTTGGGTCAAGACGAATCTCCTCATTTCCATTCTAAATTCCATCCTGATTGGCAAGACCTAAACAGAAGTAAGGATAGTTTTGAATCGGCATGGGGTATCGCTAAAGAAGCACCTATTGATGAATGCAAAGGATGCGGTCTAGCGCATGGCACTCCAAACAGCGAATACTGTTCTGTAATTTGTGAAAGGCAAAATAAAAAAGTCAATAAAGCAGCAGATTGGGATACAAGTTTTAATTTCAAAGAAAATCGAGAGAAAGCAAAATGGAGTCAAGAAGATATTGATAGGCTAAATGCTCGTAATGATAAAGCAAGAGAGGCTTTGAGAAACAGAACACCACTACCAACAAGAAGTAATGGAAACGCATTAGATCGTGCTTTGAGTAGAGCAAGACGAGAAAACGCAAAACCTAAACCTAAAATGCGAATCACACGACCTGAAGATTGGGAATGAAGTTACAAGCAGAATTGTATAAAGAGTTTTTTTCGGCTATTGCGTTGGCCTTACTAATAGTAATGATATATCCGTTTGCTTGGGCGTTTTCCAAGTTAATTCAAGAATGATTGATTAAGGATTGTCTTTTTACAAATATTGTAGGGAGAGGATATATCTTATCGTCATTGGCATGGCTCGGTAAGGTTCTTGGACTCATCATCTTGTTTTTCATCTCTCCCCCCTCTCCCTACACCTTATCAAGCATTGACATGAACGGGCATCATGGGCGAAGCCTTTGACCGAGCGTGGGGTTTAGTCAAAATGCCTTATTTTCATGGAACTTCTTCAAAATATGATAAAGAAATTAAAGAAACAGGTTTAGATCCAAGCAATAATTTGAGTTCACTTGAGCAATGGAATATCGAGGATTTGAATGATTGGCTTGAATATCATGAACTAGACTTTGATGACTTTGACCCTGATAAAGATTGGATTTGGTTTTCAAAAGATAATCCAAGAGCAACTATGTCTTATGCTTTACAGGCAAATAATAATGCCGGGTCAAGACGTTTTTCTCCGATTATATATGAAATAGACGATAGTATAGACGTTGTAGAAGATTTGAATGTTGAAGGAGATTTTAGAGACTCATATAGAACCGATGAAACTGTTCCTCCTTATAAAATAAAAGAATGGTTTAGATTTAGACCAAATGATTTGGGGGAATCTTATGATGATTATAGAGATAAATTGCGAGAAGCAATAAAACAAAAAGCGAAATTGGAGGGCTATGAATGACCGCATTTGATGAAGCGTGGCTTTTAGTCAAACAAGAACCAATGAGGTTAGAGGATTATCCTATAACGGGATTGCCCGGTGGACTTTCACGTTTGAGTGGCGTTACTCCTGAAGAATTAATGGTAACAGCAGGAAAAAAACCCGGTTCAGATTTGAGTAGTCCGTTTTCATGGACTGAAAAAATGCCCGGCCCATCATTCGGTTTACCAACTAGGTATTGCAAAGCAGGGCATAAAATGTCTCAACAAGAAGGTACTATGTGCGAGGATTGTTATGCAAATTCAGGCACATATAGATACCCAAGCACTCGTGATGCGAACGAAAGAAGATATGAACAATTAATGAAAGACCCTGTAAAATGGGCGCGATCACAAGTCTCATTAATCCCATCATTTTCAAGAATGACAAAAGTAGGTAAAAGAACAGTACCTTTAGCAGCCGTTGCCCCTGATTTTCCTTCTATTGAAAATCGAGGGGGATATATGAGATGGCATGATTCAGGAGATATTCAAAGCCCGCAACATTTAGCACTATTAGCAGATATTGCAAGAGCCACCCCTGATGTTAATCATTGGCTACCAATTCACGAACCTTCTATGCTTAGACAATTTTTGGCACAAGACGGCAAAATACCTGACAATCTTACCATTCGCCTTTCTGCACCTGATAAGTTTCAAAGACTAAAAGAAGAGGATAAGAATTTCAATCATCCAAACATAAAGTATTCATCAGGGGGTAGAAAGCAATTATTTGGAAGTTTAGATGAAGATGAATATCAATGCCCCGGTAATTGCGGAGAACATGACTGTAATGCGTGTTGGGATAAAAATATTGAAAGTGTAAACTATAAATTAAAGAGAGGGAGTCAGGCAATGGCTTCGGAAACTGCAAGAAATATGGTCTTGAATAACCCACGCCTAAGAAATAGAGCGATAAAAGAACTAATGAGTACCGAAGGTGGATTTAAGAATTTTACATCTACTGAAGAAGGTAAAGAATTTATTGACCGATTATTAAATGGCTCATAAACAGCCTTTAACAACCGTCAGACATGACAACCGTAATAACCCTAACATATATCACAACGCTCTATGGGGAAGCACGTTTCGATTATCCTAAGAGATGATCTATGGCATTTGATGGAGTCAAAAAGAGGTAGAGAATCTAAATCTTCATACCTAAATCATGCTATTGAAATGTATTTCCGCCATTTAGAGAGTGAGGGAAAATAACATGACTATGCAACAACCACCGCCAATGGGGGGGATACCTCCGTGGGCGAATGATAGCCAACGAATTGATATAAATCTGATTGCTATGCTTTTATGGCAATCTTTGCTTACAGGGGTCGCAGTTACTGTATCGCATTTAGATTGGTATCTGCCAACTGCCTCGTCAGGAGAGATGGGTCTGCAATACGGCCTCATTACCTTCGGTTTCCTTTGTATATCAATGGTTCTATTCCAAGTAGGCGGAATTAAAGATACACTTTCAATGAGGGCTGAGTTTCAACAAGGTACAAGATACGACAAGTGGATGCGTAATCAAATGCAGATAGCAACACGAAGAATGCAAAGAGAACAGATGTATCAAGACTATGAACAACAATATCAACAAGTTACGGGGCAACAACTATTTGGAATACCTAATGATGGTTCGGATAATGATAAACAATAAGTGGGGGGCTGCATTTGGTTTGGCCGTTTAGCACTAAACAAGAAAGGCAAACTGAGGCTATGTCTCAGATCCTTGCGGAAAATGCCTATGAACGTAGGATGGAACGGCTTGCCGGATGGGTGCGTACCGTAGTGGCGTTAGTGGGGGGCGTAGTCCTAACTTTTGCATCTCTTTTCTTCTTAGACAATTTAGGAGATGTAAGCCCTACACAAGTTTGGGAGTGGCTATCGAACAGGGGGTGAAACCCCATCAGTAGCACAGTCTTAGCAGGTCATATAATAATTGCCGCAGGGCATATGATAAAGAGAGTTTATAGAACATTAAAACCTTACAAGATTGGCGTTTATGGCCCTAGCATGACAGGGAAAACAACATTAGATCAATATCTTACCGTTCCCGGTGATATTGAACCTATACCCATAGAATTTAGAACAAGTCATCAAAAGGTGAATGGGCAATACAAATTGCCAACTGCTCATCGTAAACAAATAAAATACAAAAGAGAAAGGCATCCTATATCTAGTGCTGATGTAGGGGGTCATTCACAATACAAGAATTTATGGATAGAAGATATGTTTGGCAGACAAGTAAACATTGTATTTTTTATGGTGGATCATAGAGTTTTGACACATCCTAATTTTAGAGAAGAAGCAGTTGCTTCTTTACAATACCTTGTAAACAACATTACAGGAAAAGATAGAACAAAAGAAATTTCCCGTAAAGCAAGAAAAAATGCAAAGAATGGTTACAAACCGGATATGTTTTGTTTTCTGATAAATAAAATGGATGTATGGTGGAGTCCTCAAGCACAATACTTATGGGCGCATGAATTACAAAGAGAGCATCCCATAGTTTATCCATTCAAACAACAACTAAGAGATTTAAGAAAAGCAGGGGTTCAAGCAAAAGTCGAAGCAATATCTGCACAACATGGGCTGAATGTTGAGAAAGTAATGGTAAATCTAATCGATGCAATCTAAAAAGCCGCTATCTTAAAGAGTCTAACAGGTCTGACAGGGCTATGAGTTTCATACCGGGGTGGAATCCAAACGTGCGATTAGCCGGTCTAACTGATGAACAATTACAACAGTTAGCGGCAACAACAGGCATTAATTATGCAATGTTAAAAGCCCAACAAAAAGCAGAATTAGCAAACATGGGTTCACAAGGAGAATTAGAAAATGATACAACCGTAGTTCCAACAGTAGAAATACAATTAACTACAAACCCTAAAAACCCAAGAAAGGCAAGAAAAAAGAACATTAAAATGTTAAGGAGAGCATTAAGGCCGCCAAGATACAATTTAGGATTCTATAAAATATACAGATATAATGGTGCAACAGAATGTGCTTGTTGCGGCGTAGATGTAAGAAGATTTGTAGAAGGAGATAACGCTTACAGTCATATTATTGATGACGATACAGGCTTATCACTTGCTGATTTGTATTGGATGAATGAAGATGGTTCAAGCCGTAAACCTCATGCAAGAACACAAGGCGATCATGGAGATGAGTTGAATAGTACGCTTTGCCCTGCTCATTTACACATATTCCATACATTAAAACAGATAATGGCAGAAGAAGAATTAGCAGATGATGGATTCTCTCGCCCTGTTGCAAAAGGAACAAAATTCTTAAGAGTGCCGGGATTAACTCGCAACAAAACCGAGAATAGAGCAACAACAGAATCTTTAGTTAAATATGAGCCATTTTTCAAAATGGTGCAACAAGATGTAAAATACAAAAAAGGTGTTACTTTAACTCAGCATCCAAATCCGATAACAGGTGTTGCTGATATAGTAACTGTTACTTTTGATTTAAGAGCCTTGCAAATACAAGATTCTATGAAACAACAAGGGATTATAGGGATACCTAACCAAATGCCTAATTCTCGCGGCGGAATACCGCAACAACCACAAAGCAATACCATTCCCCCTAATACAACACCAATAGCGGGAACATAAAAAACGAGGAATAAAAATGGGTTGGTTTAGTAAAAGCAATGAAGCACCTACGCAACAGTTTGGCGCACCAAGCACTTTTGGTGCAGCACCTGCTATGGGCGGAGGTATGATGATGAATAACGGAATGACAGGGCAAATGGATCCCATGATGATGCAACAGATGGCTCAAAATCCAATGATGCAAGCAATGGCAAACGATCCTGTTCAAGCAACTGCTAGACTTTTACAGTATAATGACCCTATTGCGGCATTTATACAAACTAATAGCATGGGGCTTTTGATGGATTTATTTTCTGAAATGATGACATTGGCTATGAAAGATTTCTTTACTAATGTAACATTCAAAACAGATGCTGATGGAAATATTACTTTAGATACAAATTCTTTGCCTACTAACCTCGTATCTATGTCTGCTGAAAACATTAGATTAACCATGCAAAGTTTGCAAACAGGTTGTATGCAGCAGACTCAAATGAATCAACAACAAATACAAATGTTGCTTTCTGCTCACAACCCAATTTCTAATATGCTCAATGGGCAACCTCAACCCGGATTCTTAGGCAGTTTAATTGGCGGCATGATCGGTAATCAAGCACAAGGAATGGGCGGCTATGGGGCTATGGGTGCAGGTGCAGCAGCACTTCTTTAAGGAGATGAAGAAAATGGAGAGAAATAGATTAAAAAATGATGAAGAAATGCAATATCATGGTGGTTTGAACCCAATGGATACTACTATACAAATGCTTAGTCCTAACAAAATGATGGTTGAAAGTGCAACTATGATTTTTATCCTTGCATTTATGCTTTTTAACATGGTTATTCTTATTTACAAAGGGCCAACTATGTCTCCTACACAATCTATGTTGTTATTGATGGGATTAATGCTTACTTTTGTAGTTGCAGGTCGCACATACGCTTCCTTTCGGTAATGCCCCTTCAATGTATAGGGGCGGGGGATTTACCCCCCAATACAGGATGCCGAACAGACAACCGACTACAATGCAGAAAATACAAAATAAACTAGATGTCAATGAAGATGGTAAAGTTGATTTAACTGATGCGATGGCTGCTTTAGAACAATGGAATAATGATAATGGCGTAAAAAAGGCCAAATATCAATGCGTAGAATGCGGTAAAGGGATGAGAAAGAAATCTAAATATGGCACTCAAGTATGTGTAGAATGTTATCGTAATCCTTCAGATGCAATGAGGTGTATTTCTAACGTATCTAGTGGTGAAAGATGCAAGAGAAGAAAGCATGAAAAATCATCTATGGGTTACTGCGGAATACACATGAAAAAGCATTCTGAGCCATTACCTTTCAAAGAAGAAGAAGCGTAAGACCCAATAATGATGGTTAGGAGTTAAGATGACATGGCGGGGCGTAAGACAAGAAATAATTGCCCCTTTTGTCAACATCCTGAAAGAGATGTTTTAGAACGTCAAGTAAGAACAGGATTAGTTGATAATGAAGATTTAGATAAAGATCAAGGATGGGCATCAGGTACAGTTCATCGCCATATGAGGCGGCATTCGGGTGAATATTACAACAATAGTAATCAAGATTGTAGTATTTGTACGCATCCTGAGAGAAGTGAAATAGAATCAGCAATTATTGATGGCCGAGCCTCAGTTGAAGATTTTGCATATGAATTAAATGAAAAAGAAACGATAATAACACAACATATGGAAAAGCATATCAAACCTATAATTTCAAAACAAGTAGATTTGGAGATGATACCTTCTGCTTTAGAAAGCACAAAAGATTCTTTGATTCGTATTGAAAAGAATATGAACAGATTAGACCGTATTTACGAATTACAAATTGATCGTGTTGAAGAACAGTTCTTAGGTGGTTCAGATGTAGTTAATCCTAAAGATGTAGAATTAGCAGTTAGAATACATCGTGAAGTAAGAGATACGCTCAATGATTTAGCGGTGTGGATGGATAAAGTAGAGGTAATTGATAAAAACCAATCTGTATCTGTCATCACCGTGATACAAGCGCACTTTGCTGAAAAATCTCCTGACGAATGGCGTGTTTTACGAAATGCATTGGCTGAAGCGGGGGTGCTTGGAGAATGAATTGGTTGCCAAAAGACGATGATGATAACGAACATCATCCGAGGTCAATACATTCATTGATGCTTAAGGATTCAGAATATTCTATGCTTTTGCATGGTGAATATCCTAAAAGCGAAGCAAGGTTAGTTGATTTATTAGATGGATTAGATTTCGTATTAGAAAGATGGGTAGAAGGCATGATTGGTTCATTACCCCCCGAAGATCACGAAGGTGTAAAAGAAACAGCATCACAAGCATTAATGTCTGTTATGGCTTGCAGGTTTGCAATCGTTGATTTCATGTCTAACGACAGTTCAGTAACTGAGTTTATGGATGTTTTGAGAGCAATAAAAGAATTAAAACAAGAGTTTGTTTATATCGCTAAACCATATCATAACATAGGACACTTATTCAATTGGTATCTTGATTTACCATTGAAGGTGCAATTTTCATTCAAATATTTACATAATCTTCATAGGGGTGCAGAAATGCAACATAGGTATCATGGTTATGGTAGTAAAGGAAGTATGTATAAATGAGTGATGAAATCATTAAAGTAAGTTCGACCCCTAATGATATAGGTAATCTATGGAGGCCAAGAACACAAGAGTTTACCGGCGGTTTTAATGGTAGAGAAATGGGTAACTATGGCGATTTGGATGTTAATCCCAATGAGAACGCAGATGGTTTATCCCATCATACAAGACAAACCCCTGAAGATGGTGAGAGTCAAGATCAACGAGATAAAAAGAAAAGAAGAGAACAAGCACTAAGAGAATTAGTTCCCGGCCTTACTCATGTAGATGTAAGGCCAAGTAAGATAGACCAAGAATTAGGTCGAAGCCCTATGATGGAAGGAGAGAACCAATTACTTGAAAGTAGGCTAGGTGTGGACATTGGGGCTAATGGCCTATCCGCATCAGCAGGTGCAAACGTGGGTTCTGTTAGAAGCGATACCCCAAACATTACATTCGGCCATCCATCGAGAGGTGCAATAAGGGCTAGTTTCGATGACGATATATCCGATGCTTTTGATTTGTTAAAGGCAAGAAGGAAATACAAAGGTCGAAAATATGACGAAGATGAGGAAAGTGATGAGGATGAAGAAAAATCCAAACGAAAGAAAAGACGAAAAAAGAAAAGAAAAGGAAAAAGAGGCAAAAAAGTGGGCGGTAAGCACCACACATCCGGTGGAAGAGAACCAAAGTCAAAAACTAAAAGACGAGCAGCAAGTGCTAAATTGCAACTCGACACTTCTTCCAAACGACAATCATTCAACCCCGTATCGAGAAGTATTCCTCTAAGAATGCGTGGGGCATCAAGAGCAGAAGGTATTCCGTTAAGACTTCGTGATCCGGTGGCATATCAACGTAAATTGGCTAATGCTAAAATGGCGAGAGAGCAAGGTGCATTACCTAGAGCCATGACTCATCACCGTTCAACAGGCGGAACAGGTATATCTTCACAAAGCACAAGAGGTGGATTCATAGGCGGAACAAAAGGTTCGACTAGAATGCCTAGAGTTCCAAAAATGGGTACAAACATGAATGCAGGGGTTAGAGCAGATAGGCTTGCTCGTGGGGCAATAGGCGACCCATTAGGAACATCTGACCCTCTTGTAGCAAAAGCACAATCTTTGTCAAGAACTGAGATATTATCTCTAAAGAACAAAATCCAAAAGTTATTGGATAAATTAAACAAACTAGCAAAATCCTCTCCTGTATTAGATGAACATTCAAAGAAAGGCGGGCAAGCAAGCAGCGAGCGTTCATCTGCACCAACAGGGCCAACAGAAGTCCGAGATGAAGATAGTGCAGGTTATCGCTTTGATGATACTTCACTAGCATTCAATATTGTTAGTAAGAGGTGAATGGGTTGAGTAGAGCATGGATGTTCAATCATTCTAATTTTCTTGTTCACCCCCCCGATTCTTTGATTAAATCATATGGTATTGTAGATTTAGATATGCTTGTTAATTATCTAATGAATGATCCTGAAGGTTCACAAATGGATTTGAAAAGATTAGAACAGGAATTAAGCAACCCTAACAGCGCATTACACCATTCATTAGATCCTGATTTCAATGATACAGGTTTGAATCCATATGAAGAAGATGCAATACATATGGCGATATTGAAAGGAAAAATAACAAAAGAGGAAACAAGAATATTGAATAATCCTGATTTGCAAAATTATCCCGGCATAGCCCAAATTCGTAAAAAAGCATTAGGTGAAGGTGCTAAGTTAGTTAATGAGGCAGCAAGGGAACAAAATCGAATGAATGGAACTAACGAACCCCTTCCTTTTACAGAAGGCGGCGAATTGAGGATGGAATATAGAAACGCTGTTGCAAGTAAAATTTACGACCAAACAAAAGCCAACAGCACACATTTTAATCCTAGAAATTCACAAGGTAAATTAGTAACTAGATTAATTAGCACCAAACAACATAGCGGGGGGCGGGAAGAATCTTATGCACGATGGTATGGCCCTGCTGCAAGGGAATTGGGGTTTCTTCCAATTAAAGAAGGCAAAGGCAAAATTGATGATTTATCTATTCCTGCACATTATGTTCATAAGAATACAGTTAATTTGAATGATAAAGGAATTTTAGGCCAAGTGTTTAAGGCAATAAAAGGTAATGCTAATCCTGCTGAAGCCGTTGAAGATGTTAGAAATTTGAAAAGTATGTTTCATCATATGAATCCTATTCACCATTCTGATAATGCTTCAATGCATGAGTATAACGATAGACAACCTGATAGACAAGCAATGGTAGATGCAAAACAAGGTAGCCCCGATGGTGAAATGTTAGTAGATGGAAAAGAAATAAGTGTTGAGGGAAGTCCGACCCCGCCAAATTGGAGAGATGCACTTCATCCCGAACTACATTCTTTATCTCCGGGTTTTACAAATTTTATGGATTACGGCTCAGGACACAAGCAATATGGTACGTTTGGGCAACTTCCTAAAAAAGTAAAACGTGCATTTGAAGAACACATGGGGATAGATGAACAAACTTTAGAACAATTGTATAGAAAGGCAAATACAAAAATGGGTAGGACTAAAAAAAATACTCAACAAGAATTAGCACACTTAATTAGTCAAATGAACCAACAACAAACTCCCACCGATATTCCTTTAGAACCCACTCCTGAAACAGGAATGAAAGAGCCTGTTATACAGCCTCCAATAAAGGTAGGTTCTAACGCACCCCGTATAATCCCCGAACCTAATGCTGAAAGGATAGTAAATGTTGGAAATCAGCCAAGAATACAAAGAAATCCTACTAAACTTGACCGTTATTTATATCCTGATAGATTTCAAAACGGTATAAAATCTAATGAACCATTGTCTGATACGGGCTATCGTGATAGGCGGGCTGCTGCAATGAATCCCGAATCATTGAATAGATTATTCACTTCATTAACTAATGGATTAAACATCGAGGATTTAGAAAAATCAATGTTTGAAGAATATCTTGAAGATGTTCAAATGAAGTTGGCTGAAACTGTATTAGCAGATTACACCGATATAAGAAAAATGGATATATCCTCGCCAACCGATATAACAATACTTTCAAGTCGTATTCAACGATCCACTAATGAGGTAATAACTATCTATCATACAAGGGGAGATTGGAGAAACATAGCGAAGTCTTTTGGCCTAGACCCTCTTGACGTTCAATTAGTGAAGGTGAGCCTCAATGGATAATTTGATTCTTCAAGCACGTTTGTTTGAGAAACAAATGCAGCAAAATGGCGAACAACAAGACGCTAACGGAGATGGTTTGGATGATAAGACCGGCCAACCAATCAAGAGAGTAACCACCATTACTGAAGATATAAACAACAAAACAGGGCAAGTTGCGAGCAAAGAAACAAAAACAAAAGTAATCAACCCTACTGCTGAGTTTGATGCTCAACAAGCAGATAATCGAGCAGTTGGCGGGGTTGCAACCGATTTAACCATGAAATCAAAAGATGAGTTAATCAATCATTTCATGATTAAACAAGCAAGAGGTACTGCTTATGAAAGAACATGGGGGCGACCTGCCCCCGAAGGATACCAAGAAAAGGTTCAAACTGATTTTGGTTCAATGAATTCTGTTGATAATACGGGAACACAACCAAGAGATTCGGCAAATGTAAACCAACCCGAACAACCTGTTAATCAAAAACCGGGTATGATGGATAGAATGAAAGGTTGGGGTAGAGGTGCAGCAAAACTTGGCGCACACGCTGCATTAGGAATGGCAACAGGTGGATTAGGTAATCTTGCTTTGAATGCTTACAAAAAAAATCAACAGAATCCAACCGCCCCTAACCCTAACGCCCATGCATATATGCCCGTAGCAGGTGGTGCAATGTCTAATCTCAAAAATATGGGTAGGGGCTATTTGGATTCAGTTACGCCGAAGGTTTTGGGTGGACAAGGCAAGCCCCTAACAGGCGATCAAGGAGGTTTGCAAGGCGTTTGGGATAATGTAACACAGGGCGGTGCGAATAGAGAAGGTCTAACTGCCGAACAAACACGAGAACAAGCAGCACAATATAATGACGGCAGACAACAGGCGGTTACGGCACAAAGAATGGATGGAATTAATAATCCTAACAATCAAAATCCCCCTGCCGATGGCACTACGCCCCCTGCCGATGGCACTACGCCCCCTGCCGGTAATTCTAATTTTGCTCAAAATGAAGCACAGAAAATCTTAGGGCAGCAATCAATAGATGCCGCCCAAGAAAAAATGAATACTAAAGGTGGTTTTGGTACAGGGTTGATGTCAAATCTGCTTACATTTGGTGCATCGGGTGCAATGAGAGGGGCTTATAATCGAAATCAAAGAGAACAAGGCCAAAGAGAAATGGAAGCACTAGCAAGGGGCGATGGCAACTTTACAAACAGTTATGATTTAGAGTCAAAAATATATGATTTATATTCCTTACAAAAGCAGCAATCTTATTATCGTGAAATTGATTCAACGGAGGCGATTAGGTTTGCCCGTTCCTGACCCTTTTGATGTTGCTTGGGAATTTTCCAAAGGCGAAATGAGTTTAGAAAAATCTGTTTTTGATTGGTTTGATTCAAGTTTAGATAGATACCAACCAAAAATGACCCCGCCTAAACCGCCAAGACACGCTGCTGCGCTTGATAACATAAGAACCAATGCTACAACTGAAGTTAAAGCACCGCCAATAGAAGGAGAAGGCGAGGGAGTAACTGTTGAAAATCATCCTGAATCAGAACATGAAGTATATGATAAAGGTTCGACAGACAATGTTCATCACGAACCGGATTATTTTCATTCGGATACAATAACCGAAGATGAAGCCAAAGAAAGAGTTGCAGAAGAAGAATGGATGGAAGAAGAAAGAGCAGCCATAAGAAGAATTTTAGACGGAGATTACAGCGATTTTGAAACTGAAACAAAGGATAATGTTGTTGCAGATATACCGTTTGTTGCAGAATTACCGGATGCAAACTTAAGTGATATAGACCCCGAAGTTGTTATGCCCGATAAACCTAAAACTGTAACTGAAGAAATAAAAGCGGCTCGTGAAAGAACATTACCAAAATACATTACACCTACTACTGATAAATCTGTTCTTGATAGAATACATGGTTTGGCTCTTGATGGCAATGAAGATGCATTAAAATTATTTAGAGAAAATAAAGGAGATATAGTTGATACTTGGCCTGATGAATATGATGATGATCACGAGTTCTTTGAAAAAGGCATTCAAACAATAGTCGAGAACCCATTTGCTAATCCATTCTATGATATGTCTGCTTTTTCAATAAAGAAAGAAAGACCAAAGGGTTTTGTTGCACCACCTGCATTTACCCCTCCTATTGACCTAATCAAACAAGAACAACCAACTACAATTGAAGGCTTTGAGACAAATGAGGGGGATGATTTGTCATTACTACCATCGTCTGTTTTCAAAAATACAGATACCCCCGTTGTTGATAATATGAGTTTGTTACCTACGGGGTGGAAAAATGAGTGAAGGCATCAATGACCTCACAAGTAAGATAGATTGGGAAATGGGGAAGCGTGATTTCAAGTTCTTTTTTGAAGATATATGCGGATTTCAATTAGCACATTTCCATAAGGAATGGTATGAAAACGCTGAAAGTAATAACAAAGTATGTGTTATAGCAAGTAGAGATCATGGCAAATCTGTATTTTTCAGAGTATATTTATTATGGAAAATGGCATACAACCCTAATACTGAAGTGCTATTCTTTAGCCACAGTCAGCATCAGTCAATAGATCACATGGGTAAAATGAATGAATTGATTGAAACAACCCCTGCTTTGCAACATCTAAAACCCGCAAGAGGATGGGCAAAACAATTATTCCGCATGACTAACAAATCATCTATTCGTGCTATGTCTATCGGTAAAGCGGTGAGAGGGGCGCACCCTGACATAGTGGTACTAGACGATATTCTATCTAGTGAAGCAGATACACAATTAAAGGCTATATCTACATGGTTTTATACTGCTCTTTTACCTGTTCTTCACCATACAGCGCAAATGTGCGTTGTAGGTACTCCGTTCTCGTTTACTGATTTATATTCAGAATTGAAAGGTCTTGACGGTTATTGTGTAAGAGAATACCCTGCAATTAATGAAGTAACAGGAGAACCACTATGGCCTGAGAGATGGTCTTTAGATGCGTTAAATGTTAGAAGAGGTGAAATGACATCTATTGCATTTACAAGAGAGTATCTATGCAAGCCAATAGCAAGTGATTCAAGTTTATTCCCTGAAGATGTTCTTGAAGCAGCAAAAGATGAAGAATATGCGTTATCTTATTATCCCGAAACTGAAGAAAATCTAAACTATTACATTGGTTGGGATCCTGCAATAAGTGCAGATAGAAGGGCTGACTATACCTGTATGCTAGTTATTGCAATGGATGAAAATAGGCATAAGCGGGTAGTTCATGTTCACCATGAAAAGAATATGAATTTTAATCAGCAGATAGAGAAAATCATAGAATTGAATGCTAGATTTAATCCTGTTATAATAGAATTAGAAACAAATAACTTCGCTATGGCATTCAATCAAGTGCTTAAAGAAATAAGCGATTTACCGATAAAACCATTCAACATGAGTCGTATGAAAAAAGAAGCACTCATGCATACTTTACAACTTCACCTTGAGCAACAACATCTCATAATCCCGTATAAAGACGAGGGTTCTACTAGAAGGCTTATGAACGCTCTATTGAACGAACTGTCTATGTTTACCATGCTTGCTAATGGTAAAATGGAAAGTTTGGGGGCGCATGACGATATGGTAATAGCATTAGCATTGGCGGTTCAGGCAACCAAAGAGTATAGAGAAAGTATCGTAATATTAGATGGCCCAACATGGCAAAAAAGGTTAGGGTGGGCAGATGCGTAAAGAATATCTTGAACCCATAGATGGCATAGAATCTTTGTCTGATTCTGTAATTAAGTTTGCAGAAAATAATCTAGCACAACAAGAAATAGATATGGCACAACAAGCATTAACTGCGGCACAAGAGAAGAAAAAGCAAGAAGATGCTCAAAGAAATGCCGTAGATGCAAGAGCCAATGCCGGTATTGAAGGTACAGACAAAGAAGGCAGTTCTGCACCTACTGAACAACCCGGTACAGTATTACCTGCTACTGCACCCCCTTCAATAAGCAAAACATGGTTTACTGATAACTTTGGTATGACAGGTAGAGAATTAAGTGAAATATTAATCAAAGCAAAAGATTTGAGGACATTAGATAGCATACAAGGGTTACTAAAAATGGAAAAACAAGCAATAATTAGTCATTTCAAAGGTGTCTCCCCTGATCTTGTAGATGAGTTGCCTCTTACTGATTTTGATTATGATGCTTTGAATAAGCATTCAGATAGGCTTGATTTACCATTTAGAAGGTTTGTAAAAACATGGACATCATCGGATGAACAAGGAAAGGAAAAAGCCGCATTGTTATGGACTACAACAATAGACAAATCAGAACGTCTATCCAATCGTGAAAGAAATCTATTAACAAAATGCCGAGAAGTGATATACGCTCGTGGTGCATTGAATGCTCAAACATTGAAATCATATGGTATCCAAGCAAGCCCTGCTGAAATCTCTTCATTGATTAAATCACACGGTTTCTTATTCGATTTAATATCAGTAGGCCAATTTAGCAAATCAGTAGGTAGAGGTCTATTTTATGACATAAAAAGAAGAGATGTATTGATTAAAGATGCAGATCGGTTTATTGCAGGTTTAATTGAAAACAATTCAAAATTCAAGATGGACACTAGACTTAACCCTAGAATTGAATTATCGTTCCATGCACCTACTGCACCGTGGTATGCTGATGCTTTATGCAAAGAATTAGACACTAATAACATTACATCTAATCTAAATAAAATTGTTATAAATGGAGAACCCGCAGTAAGAAAAGCCCTAGAATTAGCAGAACCATATCTTAATGGACACTCGCCTGACGCAACAAAAATGTTGAAAGGGTTAAGGGGCGATAAAGATGCTCTTTTGGTTTTAGCATATGAAAATATGACCCAATCAGAACAAATACAATTACTAAAATCTCAAAGAATTGATGACGAAGAGATGACAAGAAAAAGAGAGGCGGTGCTGACAAATGGTTGATGACAAAAAAATGGAAAGATTGTTTTCTGCTATTGGGGTGGATATGGAGAGATATAATACACCTATTCCATCTATGCCATTATTTACACAAGGTATTCAAGAACCTGCATTATTGCAAGGAATTACAATACCTGCTTTGTATGCTGCGGCCTACGAATGTATGGTTTTACGTTCAATATTACAACATCTTTCTGTTGAAACATTCAGAAAAGGTTGGGATTGGGATGCTAAGTTTGTTTGCAAATGTAGAGATTGCGGCGAAGAATATCAACAACAATTGCAAGAATGTAAATCATGTGGTGGAGAAGTACGAAAGCCCGATAGAGGCCAAATTGAATATGCAGATGCTATCTTAAAGGGCGGCAATAGAATGACTCAAAACTTTGTAGATGTTCTTCGTGAAGTAGAAATGGATTTGAATATAGTAGATGATGCCTACATAATCCTTACAAAAGAATACTTTGTTGATCCTGAAACTAAGCAGCCTCAATTTTTCCGTGTTCGTGAAGTATCAAGGGCTGACCCTATATTCATGCGTATTCTTTCTGATAAAAGAGGAATTAGAGGGGGTACACAATATACTAGCCTTATTGACCGTTCATTTAGAACAAGCGACCCCAAAGGCAAATGTCCTGTATCGGGTATGCCTGTTGTGCCAATTCATTACATGAATCTTGCAGGTGTTGGAAACGGGCAAGTATATACTGAGGGTGAAGTGATACATATTAGCAAATGGTCGCCATCGAAACTGTATGGTCGAAGTCCTGTTGCTACTATGTGGAGACAAGTCAATACATTGATTGCTATGGATAACTATGTTTATTCAGCATACCAAAAGAGAAGAATGCCTAGAGGTATCATGGTTATCAAGTCATCAAACATGGAAACTGTCGAAAGAACAGCAAGAAATATCCAAGAACATCTTGAACGTGATCCTAACTATGTGCCGACCATAGGTGTTGAAACAGAATCAGGTAGAGGTGGAATAGAGTATGTTCGTATGATGGACACGCTTGAAGAGTTACAATACATACCAATCAAAGATGATATTAGACAGCGTATATCTGCATACTATGGTGTATCAAATGTATTCATGAATGATGTATCGGGCGGTGGTTTGAATAACGAGGGTATGCAGATTGTTGTAAGTAATAGGGCAATATCATATGCTCAATCCGTGTATAACCGTATTGTTTTCCCTGCAATCATGGAAGCATTTAGTATTACAGAATGGACATTAACTCTATCACCGCATGAAGAAGAAGATGAAATCATGCAACTGCGCCGAGATGAGATGGCTATCCGTAACATGATGCAGATGAAGCAAGCAGGATATGAGGCCATGCTAAGAGATCAGATTGATGATAAATATCTTAACTTTGACTTTAGAGAACCATCTGCCGAAGAAATCCAAGCAAAACAGCAAGAGGCTGCGGCAGCACAAGGCGGCGGGGGCGCACCACCCGTAGCACCACCTGTTCAAAAATCTGAGGAGGAGTTAAAATAACCCCCTTCGACCAAGCGTGGTTGTTGCTCAAAAACGCCTTACCCGGTCATAAACCGGGTTGTGATTTACGATTGAATTTTTGGTATCCCCATTACTCAGACAGAAAATACTCCGGTGAATGCACCTGTGAGGCTCAATGTGTCAATTGCGGTGCGAAAGAGAAATGGGGTTATCCATATCATGACTCCGATTTGTGCTTCGATTGCACCGAGAACATGGTAGGGCAAGGTCTGATTGATCACCCCCTGATAGGTTTCATGCACTCACAGCCGGGTGGTATGCAATCCCCAAAGACTGATGATGATTCATGGAAGGAGGGATTAGAATGACCGCATTTGAGAAGGCTTGGTCTGTTATTAAAGACGATGATGACAAGCCTAAATGGAATTATAAATGGGATTCGCCAAAAGCATTAGATTTGAAAATATGTGAAAATTGCGGTTATACATCTAAACGTGTAGATTTCAGAATTGATTCAGGGCCAAGAGAAGGTATGATGCGGTGTCCTGTTTGTAGGGAGTGGTATTTCTAATGACGGCATTTGAGAAGGCTTGGGGTGTTCTGAAAGAATGGGATGCAAATGTAGATGATGCAAATTTACGCAGGGAATACATAAGAGAGTTAATTGGTTTCCCTAATCCTATTGTAGATGAAGGAGAAAAAACGTATGCAGTTTATGGCATTGAATATGAACCATATCAAGGAAAACAAGATGCACCCACATACATGATAATAGACGGTACAAATTGGCGAGCAACGTCAAAAGAAGAGATAAGACAAAACCTACACTTGACAATTGAAGATGAAGTGGGGGTATCTCCTTTATCTTTTTCATATCATAAGATGGGGGATTTACAATGACCGCATTTGAGAAGGCTTGGAAAATGGTAAAGGCCATCCCTCACGAGATACCACCACTACGTCAACTACAAGATGAAAGCCAAAGATTTAGAGATACAGCAGGTTCATCTCCTAAATATGTAAAACGTAACGAAGGTGGAACAAGTGTTTCAAGCAAAAAAGGCGACAAAAGAGACATGAAATCATCATCTGAAAAGATAATTGATGCTCGATTAAACCGTCTAGGAATAGGCGGGGAACGTGGTGAGGGCAAGGGCAATTCTCATTAAGCATGGTATAACTAGAATAAGGTGAGCGACATGAGCGAAGGGTTTGGAATAATAAGCAAAATGGATCCAATGGCACGAAAAGCGCAAGCATCAATTGATGCAATGCAAAAGGCTATTGATTTGAATAATAGAGATGATATAGCGAAACATTTGAAGGATGCTTTGAATGCATTAGCAGTAGTATCTAGTGATTTAGATTTGCATGATAGTCTTGCAAAACAAATGGCTAATGCTTCTACCGACCAAGACTTAGGGGCAATTATCAAACACGTCAATACAGAAAATGACATCCATGCAAATGACGGTGCTATTGCATTGGGTGTTGTTCGTGCAGGTCGAACAGATAAGATTTACAGACCACACATTGTATATTGAGGTGATTTAGATGACATGGAAACAAACAGGTTCAATTGCAGACCGATTAAGGGCTTTGCAAATATCTGATAGTTTGCTCATCAAAAATGACCCTATGGCTGCATCTATGGGTCAACAACCCCCTATGAATACACCCGGCCCTAATGGTGCAACAATGCCATTAACACCGGGAGAAGGAGATTATTCGGGGGTTGGCGAAGCAATTCACCAATTAATAGACTCGTTTGATATGCAAGGAGATTTGATACAGCAAGTTCACAAAGCCATATCACAACAAGCAAAAGCGGGGGTTGTTACTGATGCTTTAAGTCCAATCCAAGCAAAACTTCATAAATTAAATGGCGTTTTACTTGAAATTAAAGCAGCAGCACTACAAGTAAATGAAGGCCATAGTTCTGTTACAATGAATGATCCTATGCAATCTATGAGTCCAACAGGAAATCAAAGACTAATGGCGGGAACAGCAAGCCCTGTTTTTAGTCCTCAAGGAAATATGAGGCGAATGTAATGTCATCAGAAAAAGAATCCGTTGAATTACTAAAAGAGATGATAGAAGAAGTGAAACTTCTAAAGGCTCAAGTTCAACAACTTGAATTAGAAAACGCTGATTTAATCAAAGCAGCAGAAGATCCTACAATTATGATGAAGAGAAATGGATGGCAAGCATTCGTTACCCCTCATGCAGATGAAACTTTTGACCCTCTCAATAGAGATGTTAATCCTATGTCAACAAATGTTGGCCCATTCTCAGGTAGCGGCGATATGATTACTAAATCACGACATGATGAATTAAGAGAGTGGCAAGACTTAGAAAGTGAGATGAGATAATGAGTTTTGAAGAAGCATGGAATGTTGTAAAAGGTAGAAGTTTTAACCCTAAAGATTATGATCAAGACATTGAAGATTTGATGCATGGCGATGGAAGTAATGAAACAGGTGGGCCTAGTTTGACTGATGATGTAAGGATGTTAGTTATGCAAGGAATGGCTGTAATGGATGCAGTAAGAGAAGTTGCTAGACTTAGCGGAGTAGATGGGCGAGATTTAATGAGAGCATATACGGAGGCATATAGATGAAATATTTTGACCCAATGAAAGAAAC